TTTTCACGATATCCAAAGGCATCTTCTGCCATCCAAAAGTTGCTTTCACTTTCTCTGTTATCATCACGCAGGCTTACCTTAAGTGCTTCGCAACGAATGCCTGTCATGTTACTAATAATAGTAGCAGGTACATTACCGCCTCGTGTAATACCTACAATGTAATCAGGCTTCCAATTATCATAATACATTTGTAAAACAATGTTATTACACATACGTTCTACATCTGCCCAACTGTAATATTTCTTTTTAATCATGATGATTTCCTCTTGAAGTTACCGCTAATAGAATATCTATCCTTTCCTGATAAATTTTTTCCTGTGTAGTGCGGTATGCTACTAGGAAAAATAAACATCGTCCCTGTGCTTGGGTGTACAGTCTTTTCATATGATTCTGTATTTGCAAATAGTTTAAAATGCAGATCACCTTGATTGTCAAGTACACGTGGATAATATACAAAAGATATATCACTACCGTGATGATTATGAAAATTAGTACTACCGTTTGGCTCAGTTTTATGAACCCAAATACCTGTTAGTTCTAAATCATCTCCATAGTACTCTTGTACAGTTCTTTCTAGTTCTGCTTGTAAATGTGTGCAACCTGCAGAACTAGGATAAACTAAATCTTCGTAATGTGTGTCATTAGGGTCATTATCAATTCTGTTATCACAAACTTCAATTTCTTCAACGATTTTATCGTGAATAACATTTGTAATAGCAGTTTCTAGTACATCAATTCTAGCAACAGTATGTACGGTTTCTTTTTGAGGCATAGGAGGAACATACTCTTTTGTCCAAGGATAGGTTTCTGGATATCCCATTCTAATAGCACCTTCTCCTTTACCATGCCTATCTGGTTCGTATTTTACAAATTTAAATGTAGGTGTAAATCTATGTTCATTCCTTAAAGGAGTAGCAGTATGTAGGATATTGCTTTTCCAAATAAGCATACGTCCTGGAATAGGAGGTATTGCCCAAATAGTTGGATAGTCGCCTGTTCCTTCTAAGTTACCTTTTTCTTGTTTGTTAATAATAAACTTAGTTTCGCCACCGTCATTGATATCCCAGTTATTATTTGCATAAAACATAAATGTCCAAGCATCATCGTTTTCGTCATCTACATGATAATATGCTTGTTCTCTTGGAGCAAAAATGTTTGCGTGTGATCTTTTTAAAATACAACCATGAACCTCTGGTACATACTTTTCACAAAACTCCCATAAAGCATGGAATATTTTTGTGCCTAAGTAATCACCAGTACTCATTCCAGTTGGCGGTAAGTCAACATTATCAACTTCACCATACATATATAACATATTCTTAACGTCTAAAACAAGTTCGTTAAGGTGTGGCGGCGACCACACGTCATCAAAAATTTTCATTCTACCATCTAGTAGAGTTTGTACTTTAGGCTCCTGCATCTTTTTCTTTCAAATACTCCTCATTATGGATCCAACGATATCCTTCGTTTCTAACCCAACGCATAAATCCCCATTCTTGAACTTTACGTCCCATAAAGAATAAACTCCAACAAGGGATTTCATTTCCGTTTTCATCCTTTTGTAATTCTAACCAATGCAAGTCGTCTGCTTTACGCATACGAAAATGCCCAGGTCCTCTCCAAACTCTTGTACTACCACATACGTGACCTTCTTGTGCAAAGATTGGAATATGTTCCCAATAACCACCTTTAAGAATAAAAGTTGCATAACTCCATGGGTGGTCATGTAGTGTGGGCTCATCACTTACAAGAACTTTGTGTAGTGTGATATTAAAAGGAAAGTGTTTTCTATTTTTAAGAAATAGGTAATAACGGATAAGGTAAGGCACCTTTCCGTCTCTGTCTGTAATTACTCGACGCCTGCCGAGTTTGTCCATAATTTTAGAAAGGAACATCATCATCTTTCCTACTGTTATAATCATCCTTACACAAGTTATATATTTCTAAAAACTTTTCATACTGTAGTTTTAGGGCAGGGTATAACTTAATCATATCTTCGATCTTATATTCTGCCGGCCAATTATCGCCATACTCTCCAAGTGTTATACTAGATGGAAAATCACCAGTATCAAAAGTTGTATCAAAACTTGTGTCAACATTAACAGTATAAGTGCCATCGCTTTGTACGTAACTTGTATCTATTGGATATGTAGTTGAATCCATTGTTGAATACGATGTAATTCCGCCTACAGTTGCACCTGGGCCTGTATAATCGATATTAGTATTATCTAGTGTAATAGTAAATTTCTTTTCATCATCGTCCATTATTAATCACCTTGTAAAGTGCTTGACCTGAAAAGAAGTCTTCTTTTAATTTTGTAACTTGTTTAAGTAACACTGGAAGATAATTGTCATAGTTTTCCATGTAATCAGTAATTCTGTCAACTAAGACTCTTCTATATTTCTTGTAAGCAAAGAAGTCTTCTGTCCATTCGCTTGGATACTTAAATTCATCTAATCCCATTTCGCTATAACTTAAACGATCCGGAACCATCGGAATAGCATTAACTAGTGCGCCTTCATACCAACTAATACCAAGTGTTTCTTGTAAGTTAGCACTAAACACTAGTTTTGCTTTACCTAGTAGGTTATGATACTCATTCTTTGTTAACGATTGTTCTTGACAAATAATAAGTTCATAGTTAGGTAAATGTTCTTTTAAGTCTCTAAATATTTCTGGTTGTTTCTCTGGAGCAACTCTATGCGGAAACAGAATAATATTTTCTTTAGGCATACCTTTGTAAGAGTCTAAACTATTTTTTAGATACTCCATAGGCCATCCTACACGATGAAATTCTGTTTTATAATCGCCATATGCATATGGCTTCAATTGGAATGCTTTTTTAAACATTTCAATATGGAATTCTGTAGCAAAGAAGTTATCATGATAACATTCTAGCATACTTTGTTCTGCAAGACGTACCCAAGGTTTATCACCAATTAGTCTGCCCAAGAAATCTTGTGGGTCATAACTACCAGCGTGCCAGAGGCCACCAACGCGAATATTAACACCAAGTAACTCTGCCATGTAACGTAGTTGTATAACTGTAGGATTCCAGGCATCGGTATAGAGAAAATAATCACCGTCCTTAATTTTACCATTGCAGAACATCTCTCCAATTTGTTCTAGTTGTTTACTCTTGTAAACATTAGTACCGCCAAAGTTAAGAAATGCCCCAGGCGTAGTAGCCTGAGGCGTCTCTCCTCCACTGATAACAGTGACTTCGCTATTAGTAGCACGTTGTAACTGCTTAGGAAGATGTTCCTTCCACTGCTTAGTATAACGTGTATCTACTGCTTCGATGTCAACTATATAAATCAATGAAACTTCCTTTTATTAAATTTTCGCTTTGGCTTTCGCGAAATTTTTGAAGGATCTAAATAACTTTGGTAAGTGCGAGACTTTTTATTATAAAGATCTGCTTCGTTAAAAATAAACCCGTTGAAACGGCAAAAGTCACGATAACTATCTAAGTCATCGAAAATTTGAACCACGTCAGGGCGTTTATCCCAATACTTGCTCATTTTAATGCTTCCTTTAGTTTCTAGCATATTCAATGTGGGCACCGTTCTCTCCATCTTCGGAGACATCGATGTGGACTTCACGTCCAGGGTGTTTAGCACGGATTTGTTCATACAAATCATCTGCCATCATTTCACAACTCTTATAATCTAGTTCAAGGGTTTTCTCCTCATAAAGTTTTTCTAACCATCTTTTGAATTGAATAAATTCGATATCTCTGTCGTTGTGTGTAACTGAGATAGCGACTTTGAAATGGAATATGTGTCTGTGGGGATATCCCAAAAACGAAACATCATATTCATCACCTGTTGCAAGACTAGGATCATCTAGTGCCGCAGGATACTTGTGGATTCCTTCCTTTCGGAATGTTACCCAAATCATTCTCTTTGCGTTTTCCATAATTGCCTTTTCGTTATCTTCTCTCATCATTCTCAACATATAATTGTGATAAGATTCTCTTACTGTTTCCATTTATTATAACTTCTTTCTTAGTCATTGTCAACCGGATTATCGTTTTCATATTTGGACCAATCTGTAAATTTTGAACGGTCTTGTAAATCGTGTACCTGATGAATCCAAACACCGGCATTAGTTGCTTTAAAATCTTTGTCGTCAATTTTGATACACGCATTATAATTAAGTTGATCAATGTAAGGAATTTTTACACTAATCTGACTAATAAAGTTTGTTTTTTCGTTGTAACCGCTTTCTAACACCCACTCATGATATTTTACATCATAATCAAGTGTTACATGATATCCTTCTTTAAGCAAACCGTAAATTAGTGTATCCCAAGCCTTGTTAGTTTCTTCTTCACCATTTGGTAAAACTATTTCAAAACTTTGATTAGCACCCAAGTAAATATGGTCTACGTGCTTTGCTTTTGCTTGTTCTAATACTTCATCTAACGGACGACATCCAACTACAAATAGTGTATCCATATCGTATGCTGGTGTTTTCTCTACTTCATATCCAGTAAAATAAACAACATCATCTTTTACAATGCCGTCTGAGTAATCACGTTTCATGATTGTAATCTCTCAATTTCCTGTTTAACTATTAATTTCTCTTGTTTCATTTTCTTAAGTGCCGCATCATCTATATAATTACTATAACCTCTTTGGATCTCTTTGTCAAGTGTTTTATGCTTGATTATTAGTGCTTCCAATCTGTTTTCTTTAGTCATATGCTCTCCTTAATATAACATTATAGTGTGTCGTTGTCAAGTCCAAATCCTTCAATATCGCCATTAAATGCAATACTAATCCTATCTTTCTTGCTCCAATTTTCTTTAACTTGATGATTAATCCAACCTGGGAAAGAAACTAATTTACCAGTTTGTGGAATAACTGTAAATCTACAACCGTTATAAGAATTGGCCGCTTGAATTAGTTTAGGTGGTAGAGCATAGTCTACGATATTAGATGGGGGGAATAAAACTAAATCTCCGCAGTTTTGTTCGGCTTGTGGATAGTATACACAGGCTACGAAGTGTTTAGGGTGTAGATGTGTTTCTACAATGTTTGATGTTTGTTCTAAAGGCTTTTGTACATTTAGCCAAGCCTGTGTGGGTTTAATTTCATACCCATCAACCAAGTTCCACAGTTGTGTGAGCATTTTAAAATGTTCTCTTACCGCTTCTACTAGCGGTTGAAGAACAGGCTCGGCTAAATTTAAATGATTACTTTGACCTCTGTGCTTAACATTCTTGTATGCAAACTTAATAAGTTCGTCATTGTTAATGTCGCTAAGGTGCTCGTCTGAGAACGGAGTAGTAAACAAGTCAACTATTGCCATTCTCTGATCTCCTTTAAATTTTATTTTTAAATTTTAAAATAGCATCTTTTAGTGCTAGTTTGATTTTCTTATGCCTTTGCAAAAGTTCTTTTGAAGTCCATGAACGATCTCCGTCACGTTCCTGTTCCATCTCTGTAACTTTTTTATCGTAATATTGATGCTCTTCTTCTAAACGTTTTAGTTGCTTATTAGATTTGCTCATCTTCTAACTCCTCGAGTTTATGTTCTTGTTCTTCAGTAAATTCACTGTCACTTGAGTCATCTGAAGTTGTTGTGTCTGCTTCTTCAAATAAATTAGCAAACTGTGTACTAGCATTAACTGTCTTTTTACCAGTAGCACCTCTAGTGCCAATAACTGACATCCAGAATCTTGAAAATTCTTCTATGACCGCATTCGCTTCGTCTCTGTTGTCAGTTGCAAATATCGCTTCCACAACATCTCTAAAAAATAACCTGTCAAAACGTTCTTCGACAAGCATCGCTGGAATTCTGCCTGCGTCATATTCTCTGTTTGCTTCTTGTACTGCATTAATGTGACTCCATACATTATGACCCATTTGGATCGCATATGAAAAACTATCCCAAGATGTTTTTCCTTCTTTACCTACTTTATTTAGATCGCCTGGTGCATAGATACAAACATCTTTGGCTGTTAGTCCTGTTGTAATAGGCGAGTCTTTAAAACTTCCGTGTTTGTTTTCACGTACAAATGCTTGACCAAACGGTGTAAGGTCTTGTGCTAAACCTTTGTCGTCAATGCTAGGTACCATTCTGTATACCCATTTACTTCTATCTTTTGTTTCAAGTTCACAATAGATTTGACCATTTGCTGTTGCTAAGAATGGACTAGCACAGTCAAATGTAATTGTAAAGTTTTCGTTATGATGTTTACGAACTGCTCTTTGTACATCAGTTAGTAGTGTTGCCCACTCTAGTTTACTTGTACCCAAGAAGTGCATAAAGTCATGTTTGCCTTTTTCAAGTAATCCATCAAAACGTAGTGCAACAATACGTTTTAATGCTAGGTGAATATCACACATATTCTGACCACCCATTGACCACCCATTAAAGTGATCAGTATACTTTTTAGGATCGCAATAGTCTTTCATTTGCTGATACCAATCTTCTGCATCAGCATGATTCTCACCTTGTAGTACATTTAAGAATTTACAATTACCATTACGATTTTTCATAAAGTAATCGTTATTAATACGTGTGGCATTTACTGCTTCTTGGTATGTACTAATACCAGTTGCTTTAACACCTTGTGGACTACGAGCAACCCAAGCCGGAATATCAAGGATCATACCGTAATCCATATATTCGTCCATCCAACGTAAAACTTGTTCACGTTTCTTTTTCGCCTTAGGACAGTTAGGATCTTTCCAATCACCTTCCCATACACCTTTACCAATCTGGAATCCTCCAGAGTCGCCAAGCAACCAACTAGTATTGCGATCTCTGTTTCGGATCATATCTTCTTTAGGTGAGTCTTTGTTAATATCTAATTCAGCGTGACCTGCGGAATACAATGACCAATTATATTGAAACATACCGTCATTGCGATTTAACCAGTTCAGACTTTCAACGTCATTAGGAAAGTTACTAGGAATTCTAGTTCTTTCAACATATTCTTCACGACGCTGTTTACCAATGAATGTAGCATAGAAGCCACTAATCGCTGGTAGGAAGATTGCGTAATCCTTTTGCTGTGCTGTTAAGTCCGTATTCAAATTATTCTCCAAATGCCTTAAATGCTAAGAGAGGAACAAGCCAAGGATAAACCAAATGCTCAACCAACTCATATACAACCAAAATAGTGAGCAACACGGCCCATAGTTTTGATGTTTTTGCTTTGTTGCTAACATATTCAAATATCCTCGAATGCCACTTTCCTAAACGTTCTATTATACCTGGTTTCGGCATAAACTCCTTACTTAGATTGTGCTGGAAGAATATAATCGTACTCAACCATTCCACTATCTACTGTGATTTGCATAGCACCTTGATCTGAAATCTTCATGTTTAATTTACCATCAAGATTTAGAATTGCTTGTACTTGTGCTACAGGCCATGCCCAAGTGTGTTGTAATGCACCAGTTACACCTGTTTGGAAATTAAACTTACCAGCGTGTGTACTGTGATCACCAAAACTAAACACTAGGTTATCACCGTTAGTTGAAACATTAAAAGTTGGCTCTTCTGAATGCGCCGCACTTTGTAGTTTCATTCTATTAATACTTGCAACAGTTGGCTCAAACTCTACTTCCCAACTTGCACCTTTAAACTTAACACTCTTTAGTTTTTCTTCAATGATTTGTTTGTTCATAAAACGATAATCATTTTGGAAGTCACCTGCTTCGTTTTCAAAGTGAATGTGTGTTGGAACAGTTTCGCCATTACGTTCTGCTTTCTCTACAGAAAGTTTTGCGTTCTTTTGATACTCAGGATTCTTTAAGTGTAGTGCTAACTTGTCTAAGTTAGGCATACCAAAAGTACCATTGAACTCGCCTACGGAATTCTTTGCTTTTGCAGTTAAGATAACACTTCTATCTTCTGCCATACTTTCGATTGTTGTTGATTGATCATCGCCACTTACTTTAACTAGATTAAGAAAACCTAGTGAATGTGTGTGTGCGACAACGTCTTGTAAAATGTCTTTCATTGGTTGCTTCTCCTTTATATTACATTATATTTAGGTTTTTGCGAAAAGTCAAGTTCTTTATTGGTCTCAATAAAGTCAAAAATATTAACTTTCGGCTTCCACCCTAAATTCTTTAAGACAGTTATATCGGCTGTATTGTCCATACGTTCATTGTCCTTAGTTGTTTGTTCAGGATCAATGTTTGCCAATTTAGTTAAATCTGTAAGTGCTACAGACGTTCCTGTACCAATATCAATTATTCCTTTGGTATCTGTTTTGATTAATAGTAGAATTGCGTTTACAATATCACTGACGTGAATAAAATCTCTTTTATGGTTGGTAACGTAGGGGACATCGTTTCTTAGTAATCGAGGTATAAACATATTGGGCCTTGTCTGCTTGTTATTATATATAGTTGTAAATCGCATACCTAAACTGTTATCTGGCGCAATTTCTTCCATAACCTTTTTAGTCATCGCATAAGGATTTAAAAAAGGTTCTTTGGCTGTGCTAGAACTAGCATACAAAATTCTTGTGTTTGGAAAACTTTGAAAAATCTTTTTAGATGCTATAACATTATTTTCCCAAAACAGTTTTGGATTATCAATGCTTCTTCGTAGTCCTGATTCTCCGGCAAGATGAATTACTAAATCAACATCAAAGTTTATTTCTAGATCAAGTATATCATTACCTTCTAGTCTATCAATACCAATTACAAAATGTTCTTTTACTAACTCTGCATATAGTTCTTGACCTACTAAACCTTTATGTCCTGTTAGTAAAATTTTCATACTAATTCCTCAGCAATGTATCTTTTTAATTCTTTGTCTTGCACATCTGTAGGTATTTCATTTTTATAAAAAAGTCTATAACTGTCAGAACCGTACTTACCAATACCGTATAATTGTGTAGCATCTTCTCCATCCCAATCTTCAAATTGTTCGCTCATTCGATACAGTCTTTCTGCTCGAACACGTTGCATACCTAACGGCTTTAGCACATCTTCAATTTCTTTTTTAGTAGCATATAGCAAACTACTATGTGTAGGCCAACGTCTAAAGAACTCTGTAAGTACAGGTTTAGTTTGACGCCTGTTTACCTGATTAAGACATATAACGCCAACCATATGTTGCCATACATTGTCGACTTGCTGTTGAACCATTAGATCATCACGCATCGTATCTCTTTCCATCAAACACACAAACAAAGTATAATTCTTCATCACCTGCGTGTACACGATGAAATACTCCGTCTTGAATTAGTACTGTATCGCCTGGATAAACACTAAACGTTTCATCATCAAGTTGCATATTACCTGTACCTTCGATAAACAAGTAAACTTCTTCTTGACCTTCGTGTTTATGTCCTGTTGTACTTTTATTAGGTCTTAATCTAGTACTACTTACAATAAGATTTTTTAATCCTTTATTATCTTTTACAGTATAGCGGTCATCTTGTTTAACAACTTCACCGCCTATATCCCAGTTACCGAATTTCATTTTTTCACTCCAAAATGTTTAAAGGTTGATTGGACACACTTTGCTTGATAATAACAATCTGCTAGTGCGTTGTGAGCCTCTTCTTGTATTGCCTTACGTGGATCACTTGGCATCATACTAAATAGAGTTCTGCTGTCTCTAATTTGCCAATAGTTCCATGGGCAAGGTTTTCCTACTTGTTTGTATAAATTTTGTAGAATAGCGTAGTCAAACAACGGACCTTGACACCAAAGTTGGTCAAGTCCAACACACCATTTATTAATTGCTTTTGTAAGTGTATCCATGTTTACTCTATTCTCATGATCACCAAATGCTTCGTCTTGAATATTTTGTTCTTGTCTACCCCACCAAGCAAGAGTATTATCATCAATTGAACGATTATACTTTTCTGATTGCTCTTCGATATCACAACGTAGATATAATCCATCATGTGGCTCTGTATCAGAGTATGGATCAAACTTAATAGCACCAAGTGTAATAACTACACTATCTGGTTCTACACCAAGTGTTTCTAAGTCTATCATTCCGTGAGTAGCCATTTATTCTCCAAAGTCAAATAAATTGTTAAACGTATTTTTCTGTTGTGTACTACTTAGATCATAATCCAACACACCGATAAGGTTATCTAGTTTATTATCAATAATAGTACCTTCCATAGCATCGTCATCAAATGGAAGTTCTTTAAACCAGTCCGGCAAACGTAGTTCATCTGTAGGATATGCAACACTTGTATACCCTAATGGATTCTGTTTTAGTTTACAAACAATAACTTTCATACCATCTACAATTTCTTGCGAGTATTTGTCACCGTTCATTTTCTTCAGTGTATTCCAATTGATACTTGCTCGAACGTGACCAGGCATATTTGTTTTGCCATCACGTTGTTCTTTTCGTAAGTATTCACCAATCTTGTTTGCACGTTTAGGCGAACCTTTTTCAAAGCCAGGACGTATTTTAAATTCAGTTCTAAATTCTGTAATACGATCTAATACTTCTTTTTCAGATGCTTCTTTTAAAACCATAAGTAATAGTTCACTTAAAAATTCCTGCATAAACACAGGAGTATCTGAACGTTTAAGATCAAGACCCATTGCTTTTACTTTACCTGGCTTGCCATCAACATCTTTACGTTCACCTTCTTCATCATATACAAGTGCCGCATAACGTTTCTTTGTAATGTATAATCCTGTTTCAGCAACAATTTCTCTACCTGCCGCAATAACATCTGAACGACTCTTTGGACAGTGAAATGCCTTTGCCATAAAGGCTTCAAAAGAACTGTTTGCTTCATCGCATACTTGGTCATAAAGTTTAATTACACTTTCTTTAGTCCACGGTATTTGACCTTCTTCAATTTCTTTCTTAAGAACTGGATATGCACTAAAGTACACAGAGTCAGTATCACCATAGATAACACTTTCGCCTACGTGATCATATGTACCTGTAATAACTTTGTTTACTTCAGCGGCCATATGTTTTGCAATTTGTCTACCTGTTAGTGTAGTTGATTGTCCTATCCTCGGGTCAAAAAATCTGCAACCAGGATTAAGAATGGCCCCGTAAAGAGAGTTAAGATTAATCTTTTTAACAAGTTGCCTTTTGTCCCAAAATGCAATTTCAATTTTGTTTCCTGCATCAATTGCCTTCTTCTTCATTGCTTGGAGTTCTTTACGTTCAGCATACCAACGTTTTAGTAGTCCTGGAATAACACCATCAAACTCGGTTGTAAGTATTGTTCCGTTTGCTGTAAGCATCCAAGGGTTATTGCTATCAAAGATAATTTTATGAACTTCTGCCGCACTATATACTTCAGGTTCTTTACCTTCCCAGTCTACAGTAATGTCAAAGTCTTTTCTCTTTTCCATAACTGCATCATATTCTAATGTTCCAAACTTACCTTCCCAAGCACCTGCAAATGATTTCTTTTGCAATGTCATTGCTTCTTCTAAGTATGCTTGTGTGTGATCAGGACGTAGTTGTCCAACGATAGTTGCTGGATCCATATTCAATGCACGAATCACAGATGGATATAGTGAATTCAAGTCCATCGAACCAATCCACTTGTGTACACCTTTTTTAGGAAATGCAACATAAGCACCTGCCGCAGGATCACTACCTGGTTCACGTTTTGTCCTGTTAGGAACTTGTAGTCCTCTGTGATGTGCTTCGTTAATAATTGCTTGTTCTGTAACTGCTACCGCACCCATTGTGGTCTGTAGCAAAACCGTATTTGCGTGTGCTAGTTCATTTGATAGGTCAATGAACTTTAGTTTTTGGTCCAACTTGTCCAGTAGTGCAACGTCTTGTCGGTTGTATTCGATGAACTTTCTGAAATCATTGTTATAAAGTTGATCGAGCGTACCTTCGTAAACAGTTTTGTTTTCGCCGACTTCCATTTCACCAATGGCATCAAGTCTGTAAGTATGTCTTTCTTCATATGTGTATTTACGATATAATTCCAAACTATCTAAATGCACTCTGCCTACTAGGTCATAGGTTTGTGCTGTTTTACCAAACTTTTCATACTCACGTTTTTTAGGAAGTTGTTTCCATAAACAAAAACGTCTTGTATCATCTTTGCTTAGTACACGAGCAACACGATTAACTGTGTAAGGAATATCATAACCTTCACTGTTCCAACCACTTAGTATATCTGCATCTTGAATAATATCTAAGAATGCTTCAAGCATATCGCCTTCGTTATCATACAAGTATGTGTTTGGAAATTCTTTTACTTCTTCTTTTGCTTGTTCCATTGTCAAACCTTTAGGCGGCATTGCAAATGTAACAAGACTATCTAGCCATTGTAAGTGTACTGTAATTGCAGTAATTGGCATAAATGGATCGCTTGGATCTGCGAATCCACGTTCTGGATCAAAGTCAGTCTCAATGTCAAAGAAGCAAACATTTAGTTTTGGAGCATCAACGTTTAAATAATTTTCACTTAAACATTGGAATATAGGATTAATATCACTTTCAAACAGTTCTTTGTTTTGATTAATAGCAAGTTCTTTTCTAAATTGCTTTGTATTTTTTGCTACAATACGTGATAACGGATCGCCAAAGATACTTTTATACTTTCCTCTTTGGTCTTTATAATAGAATGTATATTTAATTGGATATTCTGTAAGGTGTCGCTTACCGTCTTTTCGTTCTACTACACGAATAATATCTTGGTCGCGATCAAAGATTGCATCTACATAACTCATTTTTTCTCCTGTTTGTCACTTCAGGCTGACAAATACCAACTAATCGTTTACTGGCCGATAACACCATACAAATGTTTAAAAATGCCTACTAAGTATATAATTGTTAGTACGCCGTTTAAAACTATTAATGACTTCTCTTTCCAAAGTATTCCAACTACTGTCCAAATAGTAGATGCAATACCAAATCCGTATGTAGCATAAACTTGATTATCTAAAGCAGATAACGTAGTTGCCGCTAATAGCAAGACAGCAGTTGCCACCCATGCTAACGGTTGGTAGGGTTTAGTCTGTACTTCCTTGTTGTTTAAAGTATTCTTTATCATTTATTGCCTTATCATCTATCCAAATATCATAATGTGGTTTGCCAAATCTTACACTAGTAAATTTAACTCCCCAGCCTTTAAGTTGTTTCATTGTAAAGTCTTGCCAATCTTTGCCTGATACTGCACCTCGTGCAGTCCAATAATGAATGTCATGGCCTTCATCAAACAACTTATTAAAGTGAGCGATTCTATCTAAATCGGGTTCACTTTTTTCATAATTACTATCGTTAGTATAGCAGATTGTGTTGTCAATGTCAACCATATATTTCATCTATTTTACCACCATCCCATTGCTACGCCAAATCCAAAAATGTTTACACTAAGAAAGTAGTAAACCATTACTAATGGCCATGCAAGTTTTCGTCTTGTATATGTAAAAATTGCTAGTGCTGAACCTAGCATAAATCCTGGATAAACAATACGCATATCCGGGTCAGCGGCATTAATGGCTAGAGTCATACTTGCACCTATAGTAACTAAGGTACCTATCATTTCTAACCAAAATGCTAAAGGGTCTTGTTTTTTTGCTTCTTTCCAGAAGTTGATAATTTTATTCATTATAGTTTATCACGTCCTACAGTAACAATCAATGTTTCTAGGTCGTCAAAATCATCAGCAACTTTACCCCATTCACCTTTTTGTGCAATCTTAATTGCTTTGTTAATTAGTGATGGTTTAATGTTTAGTTCTTCTGCAACTGCTTTAACAGTATCTTTCAAACCTTCTTGTAAGTCTGAAATTTCTTGAAGTACTGTTACGCCTTCGTTAACCAATCTTTCTAGTTTGGCTTTTTCGTCTGCGCCGTAAGTTCGGTCACTCATTTGTTTCTCCTATGTTATAATGTGTATTATATATTCGTTTGTTCTTAATGTCAAGTCGCTTGTGGTCTTTCCATAGTCAAATTGCCACTAACAATAACTCGTTCAAAATCTGTTTCTTGAATTGGTACCATGTGTGTTACCCAACCAGGAAAAATAACAATAAGACCTGGTTCGGGTTGAATGGCTCTTTCAGCAGTTGGAAATACTAAAGGAGCACATTCTTCCGAAGCATCAACATAATAACAAAAACTCCAAAGTGCTGGATGATGGGCGTGTGGTAGGGTTTCACCTCCTCTTTTATAAATTGCACCCCAGCAATCTGTTGCATAAAAATTTCCTTGTGGTACTGGATCTAATCCTTCTTCCAAAAGTTCTATAGCAAAGTCAATAATTTTTTTGAAATGCGGATTGTCATACATAGTCCAACGTGTCATATCCGCTTTGACATTTGTTTTATGGTATTGTTGATCACCTTGTTCCTTAATACAAGAAATAAGGTCTGCTTTGATAGATTCCTTTTCGTGGAACATACCAGTAAAAATATTCGCTCGTTCTTTAAACTCAAAAGTTTGAATATGTGGTACCATGCAAATATTTATGATATGCTAGGTGTCTAAGGTTTCGTTGCGGTCCTTGTAGTGCCACTCGTCTGTGTGTCCTACACTCCACTTAGGAGTATTTTCAACTGTGTAGTTTTGGGTGCATACTTTGAAGTCTGGTGTTTTACGATCAGTTGGAACAAGACTTTGATCTGTAAACACTACTCTGTTATTTGGTTGTGCGGCAAATTGTCCGTTGTCTAATTTAATTACATTAAATGATTTGTGTTCTGGATCGTGTTCTGCAAAGTTTTGATTAAGAGCAGTTTTATCTCTATGACAATTATCAATAGTAAAAAGATATTCACCTTTATGCATTTTACGATCTTTGCCAAAAAATTCACAATCACTTAGCATAGGCTTTTTAATTACTGTAATATCGTAATCAAAGCAATCCCAAATCTGTAGTGTATCTAAAGGAAGTTGTTCGCTATGTAAGTAATCTTCTTTCCAAACAAACGCACTAAGAGGTAATTTATCGTATAATGCACCGTACTCTGTTAGTAGTGTTTCAAAATATAATGCTCTACCTTCTATACTTTTAACACTAATCCATAACCCAGGAGTAACTTCTCCGTGACCTTTTTGATGGTCATATAAGAATTCCTTCTTTACAAAAACTTCGATAGGTGGTAGGTTATGAACTAAAAAGGCCATATGTTCTCCTAGGTTAATACTAGAGTTATTTAGTTATTTTTGCTTTGAACTTTTGCTAGATAGTCACGAAACAGTGAGCCATGTTCACCGCGAATATCTTCTGGTTCTTTTGGAGAGTGCATACCGCCACCAGCGTCAGTAGTAACTGCTTCAATGTCAGCATACTGTTCTTTTGGTGCATTTGCAACAGATCCACATCCGCAATCATCGTCGGGAATTAAATCCTTTACTTGATCAAAACGTCGGTCATCATCTGTTTTGTTAATAGTAATATCTATTTTAGGTTGTTCAGCATCGATAATATCTAAAAAGCCTCTAATAAGATCTGCTATTCTCATTGTTGCCCACCCTTATTTGCTTGTTTCATTAATTGTTTAAACTTGCCCATAAGTTGTGGATCTTGCATTATAGTCATAATGCTTTGAGCATACGGTGAAATTGCTTTAAGCACATTTGGTGGAACAGTTTGGCCTTGTGCAACTTTATCTAGTCCTTTAGCAACTTGAGCACCACTTGCTGTTGATCCTGTAACACCTTTAAGTGCTGTTGCTTTTTGTGCAACCTTTTGCGTATCTGCACCACCGGCCATTCCAGCAACTTTACCTGCAAGTCCGCCTTGTTGTTGTGCCGCCGCTTTAACTTCATCAGGTGTCGCACCAGCCGCTTTTGCTACTGCACCTACAGCCATATTAGCACCTTTTTGTGCTACTTTACCAGCCGCTTTTTTTAACATTCCTACACCCGGAGGTGCTTCGCTAATAGAAGGATTAAAGTAAGGATTAGTTTCCTTTTCTTTAACCATTGCTTGACCTTTTGCCAGTGCTTTATTAAATTGTTTTAAACCTGTTTGTGGATCTTGTGTATTCTTACCATCACTCCATTGTGTTCCGTCCCATTGCCAAGTAGTATTGCCATCGTTAAATGCACTACCGGGTTTTAGTTTACCGACATCTTTAATTGGTTGTGGTTTTGTTGGAGCAGGAGCAGGAGCAGGTTCTGCTTTTGGTGCAGGTTTCTCTTTAGCAGGTTTGTCAAAGTCTTTGCCTTTAACATAAGCATCTATATCTTTACCGTGATCAATACCACCATCTGGAACATTAGGATCGATTTGATAATTTGATGCGTATTTCTTATTAACTGCTTTATTTAATTTACTAAGCCAGTTACCTACTGCACCTGTACGTAGTTTGTTATCTGCTCTGTCTAATGATGCTTTAGGATTGAATCCGCCTGGAGGTGCTTCATTTAAGCCTTCGAACTCTTCTGTGATGTCCGAAAGTTTCATATTACTCTCCTAGTGATTCTGATAGTCTTTGTTCTAGTTTTGAAATGTAAGAATCTTTGTTTTCGTTCTTTTCTGCTTTAGCGGCGTGTACTGCTTTGCGTTGTGCATCGTTTTTGTACTTGCCTTCAGTAGCAACTTCGTCGAATTTTGTTTGATAATCCATATGATGATAAACAGAACCTAAATAGTCAGCGGCTTTGGTAATCTTAGCCTGTACCCACCCTTCTAAGCCTTCTTGCTCAGATACGCTTTTAAGCATTTCGTGTAACTTGATTGAATACTTTGCTAACTTGTATAAATCTGCACGTGCCATTTGTACTTCATGATCACGTTCGGCCATATCAGCCATGTCGGCTAAGCCTTCGTTAAGTAATTTTTCTGCTTCAATCATTAGTTTGTCCTGTTTCATACTAGTATTTATCTTTTAACTGTTTTGCCACCCATCAAATTGTTATCAATGTCGAGGGCGTTTTTAGCAGTTCCATCTGGATTTTTCTTTTGCGGAGCCTTAGGCAGTCCTTTTGAATCCTTAGGACGCTGTCCATATGCTTGTGCTGGATTAACTACTGTAGCAATAGCACCGGCACTTGTAGCACCCGCTGTTGCTGTTTCGTCTACTTTTCTATTAAATATTTCTCTTATTAGCATAGTATTATTTATCTTGCATTAAACTAATTATTTCACGCAATGACCCTTTCATTATTCTAACTTTAGCGTCTGTTTCGCCCATAAATCTAAGTGCATCATATCTGTGATGACCATTAACAATATATCCTGTATTATCAATTACTATAGGAGCATAGTTGCCTTCTTTTACACGAGTCATTTGCTTGTGTAGTTTATCCCAGGATCTATTACGTTGTACAGGTTTTATTAATGAAATATCCATATATACTTCTTCATTAGTAAACTCTTGTAAATCTTCTTCACGTACTTGCGGTGGAGCCATGCCGTTTGTTATATAAAAGTATGAAGGATCTTCATATCCAGTTTCAGTTAGATCATAACCTTCTTTAGCCAACTTAGTTGCAGTTGCATACATAACTGCTTTCCAGTTATCTCCATAACGCTTTTTAAAGTCTGCTGAACCTTTTTTCATTCCTTTAACAATACGCTCTTTGTCTTTTTCTTCGCCTTTAGTAAGTTCACGCTCGTCATACTGTGCATCATCACCTGGCTTATCAGCATCTTGTATATCATATCCAAGACGCTTTAATTGTTTCATCATGTATTTCTTTTCTTTTTCGCCACCCCAAAATTGAAGCATAATATCAGGATCGTTAGGATTTACATCTTCAGGATCAACATCTTTGACATTGGCTATATTAGTACCAAGTTTCATAAAGTCATAGTCTGAATCTGATTTAACTAAAGAAGTATTTTTAGGATTAGGAATTAATTCACCTTCGTCTTTTTTGTGTGGATCAAAGTCAGGATCTTGTATTACAATACGATCCTTTTTAACATAAACTTCTTTACCTAGTTTACGTGCAATATCCATTAAGTCTTTTGTTCTATTAGGATCAAGATTTTTAACCATATCTGAAACAAATGATGGTAGTTTAGATGCTGGAATACTTAACGCACCTTCTTCTATATCTTCAGTTGCAAATTTATCTTCAAGTCCTTGCATTTTATAAACAGCCTTAATACCAAACTGTCTAATTTTTGCAAACAATTTATCTAGTAATGGTTTCTTACCTTGGTTATGTTTTATCAAAAGCATTAACATACCAAAGTCGTTTGGATCTTTGATTAAATCTCTTAATTCTTCTGCATATGGTTTCAATATTTTTTCAACTTCAGCCCAAGCCATCTCGTGTGCATTGACTTGTTTGTTCCACCATTTTTCCATTTTGCCTAATATTTTATCAGCAAATCCAGATAGTTTATCAGTAATACCTTCGTCCATTACTTCTTCTGCAGGTTTTTTAAAGTAGTCTTTCAAATTACCAGCCGTCCTTTCAAACTTATGATCTTTGTGTTTAAATCCAACACCACCTTTTGATTCCCAATTTCTAATGTTACTACCAAAGTCATCAATTAATATGTTTGGTGTTCCATCTGCTTGTTTAGCAAACTTCCATTTGTCTGCTGTAATAATAACTTCTTTAGGCGGAAAGAAACTTAAATTATCTTTAACCCATTCTCTTTTGTGTGGCTCTGCTTTAGGATCATTTGCTAGAGGAGCACTTAGTATTTTATATTCGCCTTTAAGATCCTTAATAATATTTAGTAATCCTTTGGCGTTAGGTGTTAAAGGCAAAGACAACCAAAAGTCTTCTTTGTCTCTAATTTTTTGTAGTGCATCTTCAATATCTTTAATTTCTCTCCAATCAGCACCAACAAGTTTTTTCCAAGCAGGAAAGAAATCTGCAAGGACACCGTCCATGTCTACAAAAATTTCTGTAGCACTAGACAGTTCTTTACCCATACGTTCGTCTACGTTTTTATACTTTTGTTTGCGGGGAATAATTTTTGACTTGTCTTTATGCGATCCAGCGGCACCACTTTTGCGTAATGCTTCCATATCTTTCCAATTTGGATCTCTTGCTTTAATTGGTTTCTTTATATCTTTTTTACTCTCTGCCATTCCTAAATTAAACAATGTGTTTGGATCGCTATTCTTATGTGCTTTCTTGTGCATAGTATATAACGGTTTGCCTTGTTTGTCAACCGAATTTCCAAATTTCTTTGCTTGTTTAGGGATTTCATTAGGGCCTACATCAACAGTAGTATTAACTCCTGGTACAATTAATCCGCCGTTTTCTTTTAATTCTCTAAATCTCATTTCTTACGGCCTCTGAATTGTGGCATACCTGTCATAAATGGTTTTGAAAACCAAAGTTTAAACCATTCTGGATCACCAGGCTTAACACCCATGTCACGTTCTTTTTGTTTAATAGCAGTAGCAGTTAAACTAGGATTCTCATCTATTTTGTATTCTGTGTATCCTTTAAATTCACCAATACCTGCTAGTTTTTGTAATTGCTTTATATCGTCCATTACTTCTTACCGCCCTTCATATTAGCACACCAGTGATACATTTTACCTTTCTCACCACTGTACTTTTTAGCCTTAGCACGTAATGAACTAACACTTCCTTTACAACTTGCGCCAGCCTTCTTTACACGACCAGGACGACTTTTGCCTTTCTTTTTACCATCAGCAAAGTTTTCGTATACGGATTCTATCTCAGCAAATCTCATTTGCCACTCCGTGCCATACTAATAAACCATTCTGCTAGGTCTTCGTCTTTTTTATTAAACTTGTGTGTGAATGCGTCTTTGTCGCCTTTAGCCGCCGCGGCTCTTCTTGCTTTTAATTTATCCTGTACACTTGGCTCTTCCGGAGCACGTTTCTTTTTAATAGTTGTACGCGGAACATTGCGAGTAGTAAACCCTAGTATTTCGTTTTTAATGCCCATGCCTTGTTTAACTGCATCAAACATTTCTTTTGCTAGATTTTCGTCTCCAGCAACACCTTGTTTAAATGTATCAAAGTCATCTTGTGCGGCCGCCGCCTTTAATTTACTAGCACTCATTCCTTCTGCACCTTCTGCATCAGGATCACGTTCACCAGCATTCACAACTTCGATTACATCAAATGTATAATCATCACCGCCATTATATTTTTTAAGTAATTGATCAAAACTATCAACTCTGTCACTACCAGCAACATAAATTACTTTTGTATAACCTAGTGTGTATAGTTTTTTCATAGCATCGATAATAGTTCTAACATCGGGCGAACCAATAGTTATATCTGTACCGAAACTTTTTTGTGCAAAGTAAACTTTTTCTTTGTGTGATAAAGGATCTGTTTTAGGTTTTACAGTATGTGATAAAAAAAGAAAGTGGTCACCTGGAATAGAAGTTATTTTATCAACTAATTTCTTATGCCCAATGGTAGGCGGATTCATTCTGCCAAAAGCAAAAACAGCAATCTTTTGGTTTTCCGTAAGGTGACGAAGTAACATTAATACTCCCCGTTTCTCAATAACTCCTCTTCTTCTCCGAAGATTAATTCTGCAAGAGACATTTTTTCTTCTTTGGATAAAAGTTCTTCAGGACGTTTAGGAATATCATATTTTGAACAGTAATGTTTTACACCTGTTTCGATCATTTTTTCTAAATCAATTGGACCAATTGAATTACCATTCTTAATTTTATTTTGACAATCACACATTGTTGGATAGTAAGACTTCCTATAAAAGATAGGATCGTTCTTCATATGTGTTTGAAGGTCTTGAACTACACTATAAGGTAATTCTGTTTTTTCAGGTTTGCTATCAAAATCTACTGCTTTTACCATTTTCTACAACTCCAGTATCTTGCTTTTGTTCTTGGCCCTGGATTATCACAATTATGTCTAGCACGGAATGAACGTCTACGTGCTGGATTAGATTTTTTAATCTTCATATTAGGATCGCCAAAGTTAACTTTCTTTACGTTACCTGTTTTAGGATCCTTTACGTATACTTTAAACTTTTTAACATCGCCACGCATAGGCTTGCCTAGTTTAACTTTACGTCCTTGGTATTCTGCTTCGTCAACAATGTCATCTTCGTTAAACCACAAATCACCGTATGCTTCATAGAAGTCATCACCATCATATGTTTCTTCAAAAACGTTAGATAGTGTTTTTAATCTTGCTAATTCGTCTGACTCATTTTCGTCTTCAGGTACAGCCTCTGCCATTTCTTGACAATCAGTACATCTTCCTACACCGTCATAAACATCTGCAATAGCCGCTCCGCAACAGTTGCTTACCATGTCTGGTTCGTTCTCATCGCCTGGAGAATAAGATTCTTTTTTAGCCCAGTCGCCTGAAGAAAATGCAAGTCCTAAATCGGCTATAAACTTATCAATAGCGTCTTTATCAAGTGGGTTACTATCTGGAAGGATTGTTGTAAATTCTTGTCCAAAAGCACTAGGTTCTGTTTTCCAACCTAGTTGTTGAGCCGCTGTTGGTATTTTAGTATTATTGCCTTTAACAACTACCTTGGAATAGTTTCCTTCGCCTAAGGCTACTTCAGCAAGATAATCTTTAAATGTTTTATTAGTCATATGATAGCACCTTCATAATACGTATTATAAAGTATTTATCAATAATTGTTAGATGCTGATTTCGATATCGAAGTTGCTGTAGCCTAGATCAAACAGTTTGTTTGCTACTCTTTCTGCTACAACATTAGATTCTGACTCTGATAGTGCTTTATGTAGTCCTACAGTAAGCACAATACCGTCATTTACAGTATTATATGACTCATACATAGTTTCGTCTTCTAGTAATCCTTCGTCAGCACATTCAAGAATAGCATCAACGAGATACTCGTCTACTTCTGCTACTTGCTTTTTATTCCATACAATGCTAATAAAATTTTCCATGTTACTTCCTAATGATTTAGTAAGACGCTGTTTATTGTACCGTCTGTCCAATTTTCAATTACTGCTCTAACCCACACAAAATTACCAGTAAAATTCTTAAAATCTACACCATCTTGTGAGTATGTTGTAGTAATATCAGTACCAGTAATGTCAAACCAATCACCTGCAACTGGATTGGTAGCAAGTGTGCCTTGCAATTTAACAGTTCCTAA